GAAACACGTCAATACTTGAAAGAAGCTTGGAAACTTGCTGTAGATCATATGAAGAACAAAATAGGTGAAGAAGATTTTGATGTAAGTACATTTGAATATTCTCTTGAGAAGTTCTTTGACTATGGTTATCAAGCAACAACATTTTCTGATGAAGATGAATAATTAATTTGTAGAGGATGCTCTAGTGCAGAGTGTCCTCTTTTCATTCAAGGAGGAAATACATTGGCTTTTAAAGTTTATAACGCTCAAGGTAAATCCAAAGAAGATATTGATGTTACACAAGAGCATACAGCAGAACAGATTTACTCTAACTTACCAGAATACACTAAACAAGATAAAGTGTTGATAGTGGACGCTGATATCCTTTCATATAAGATTTCTTCTGTTACAGAGTTTAAATATTTGTACACCTCTCCAGAAGGTGAAGAATATAAAGTGAAGTCAAAGAAAAGTTTCAAAGCTTACTGTGAAGAACAAGGGTTAGATATAGATCACTTTTCTGTAACTAATGTGCAAATTGCTGAACCTGTTAGTTATGCTATAAAATCTATGAACGATTCGATAGCGAAAGTTATGGAATATTGCGGATGTAATAAAGTTGAATTTTATATTGGAGGAAGTGGTAATTTTAGAAATGAAGTTCCTTTACCTACTCAATACAAGACTAATCGAAAAGAGACAGTACGTCCAGTTCACTTAACAGCTTTGAAAGAATATTTAATTAAATATAAAGGAGCTAAGAAAGTTTGTGGACAGGAAGCGGATGATATTGTGCAGCATCGAATGAGAGCTTTAAGTAAAGAAGGTGTTCGTTGTATCCTTTATTCAAATGATAAGGACAGTCTTGCTAATGTTGACTACCATTTGTTGAATTACAACCCTGACAAGGAAGATATCATTGTTTCTAAACATGGTATCGGAACTCTGACTGATCGTGGTAGTGATGTTAAAGGTACAGGTTTGAAGTGGTTAATAGCTCAGACCTTGTTGGGCGATGAAATTGATGGTTTCACACCTAAAGTATTCTTTAAGAAACGCTATGCTGATAAAAGCTTTTACAAGGACTTTAATGGTTGTAAAACAGAAGTTGAAGTATTAGAAAAGTTTGTAGAGGTTGCTAAACGACTCGTTCCAGATAATGTTAGTTATACAAGTTTTACAGGACAACTAATGGAGCTTAACAGAGGTGAATTATTCTCTATGTATTACACTTTGAATAAAATGCGAGATGGTTGGTGTGAGACACTGGAGGAATTATTCTCTTTCTATAATCTAGATGTTGAGAGTTTAAATTATGAGTGATGATATTTGGTCTAAACAATTCTACAAAGCTTTAGAAGCTGTCGGTAATCTTACGGAAGTTGAGAAACTTCGTCTTGCTAAGATGTTAATAGCTGTAAGCAATATTAAGGAAAAGCCTACAATTGTTAAACGTGAGATTCCTCCTTACAACCCTCAACCATTACGAAGCGAATACGAGCATACTTTGAGTATTGAAGATGTACCGAAACATACTTGTGGAAGCGAATTTTACAACATACCACCTCCACCAAAACCTCCTGAAACAACTAAGATCTCTTGTGATGGATTATTCCCTAAGAAACTATAGGAGCTATTGTGACTGAATCTGAAATTAAACTTAAAGAGCTTTTAGAGGAATACCCTCACATATGGAAATCAGAGGCAGCTTTCATGTCCTATCTTCGCGGAGGATTTCGCAAGGGTGTATGGCTTAAACATCCTGTAAAACTTGAGTTTATTAAAAATAATAGGGAACGCATCCCCAACCCAAATCCTAGAGGTAAAGTTGACACCGTATGGGGAGGAAGATGTGGTGTTTGTAAAGAGCTGTTTGTTCAGTCAAAGCTGCAAGTCGATCATATTCGTGACTATAGTGCACCTCTAAGGAAGTTAGACGACATACAATCTTTTGTAGAAACTATATCCATAGTGGTAGGAAGAGATCTGCAATTTATTTGCAAAGAGTGTCACGATGCTGTGTCTTACAGCCAAAAGCAGGGCTGTTCTCTAGAAGAAGCTAGAGTCCTCAAGAAACACATCCTAATCGGTAAGGAGAAGCGGTTTAAAGAAGAACTTGAAGCTAGGGATATGGTAGTACCTAAAACTATTAAAGAGCAGTCTAAGGTTTTATTAGAAGCTATGTTGGATGAAATTAAGAGTGAGGATAAAGTTTAATGAGTAATGTTTACAATATTAATGAATCTGGTTGGGAAAGTTTAGCAATTGATCTTAAAGCTAAAGGAATGTCTACTCGTGGTGTAGCCAGAACTTTGTTTAAAAACGAAAATCTTCGTAATCGACTTAATGAATATTTCAAGAAAGAGGAAGTAATTGAAGCTGTTTATCATCGTGAATGCGAATTAAGTGAAACAGAGATTAAATCAGAAATAATTTCTGGAGTATCTGGTAATGACTATACTGATTGGATAGCTAAAGAGAAACCACCTGTTAACAGTTACAGTATGAGTGAAGATCATTACTATACTTTTGACTTGGGGTTAAAAAAGACTATCTTAGTTATCGCAGATACACAATGTAAGTCTGAAGAAAACTTAGAATATATGCTTTGGATTGGACACTATATTGCGGATAAGAAGCCTGATATAATTGTTCATATCGGAGACCATTACGACTTCCCTAGTTTGTCTAGTTATGATAAAGGTAAGGCTTCAGCAGAAGGTCGTAGATTGGTTAAAGATATTGAAGCTGGTAACGCAGGTTTTGAGTTTTTAAACTTAGCTATAGAAAAGGTAAAAGACTACAACCCTCGTAAGGTGTTCTGCTTAGGCAATCACGAATACCGCTTAGAACGCTACATTGATGATAACCCAGAGTTGATTGGTACTTTGGGTGTTGATAAACTACCTTTCGCTAAATATGGTTGGGAGGTTCACCCTTTCTTGAAACCTGTAGAGATAAATGGTGTATTCTTTGTGCATTACTTAGCAAACCCATTTTCAGGTAAACCTTACGGTGGAAATGCAATGAACATACTTAAAACTGTAGGAAGGTCTTTTGTCGTTGGACATAAGCAGTGTTTAGATATCGCAATTCGTCCCACAATTGATGGTAAACAGCAGATTGGAATTGTGAACGGAGCATGTTATCCTTTTGATGAATCTTATAAAGGTTATCAAGGTAACAATCATTTTAGAGGTTTAACAGTTTTACATGAAGTTGAAGATGGCTTCGGATTACCTATGTTTGTTTCATTAGAATATATGAAGGAAAAATATTACAATTAATAATTGTTTTAAGAGGATGATTTTATGACAATGTATATGGTTGAAAGATTACAAATTCAATATCAATTTGTGGAAGCGGGGAGTGAGGAAGAAGCAATTCATTCTGCTGAAGAGTGCGGTGAATGGGATACGGATAGTTTCAGCAAAGACCAAGAATTGTTTCATGGAACAAGAGCTTTTGTTGTAGAAGATTAAATAGAGAACAAACGAATACAATATTATAAATTATATATTGCAATTAAATATAAACCTTGTAATATTGTATTCACCAAGTAGAAATTTTTAGAGGTTAAAAATGGCTGATTATTATTTTGAAGAAACTGTTATTAAGCGTTATTGTATTACAGCGGAAAGTGAAGAAGAAGCCCGATTAAAAGTTGATTGTCAACATATGTACAATGAAGAGAGTAAAGATTGGGAATTGGTTGACGTTGTAGAATAAAATGAGTTTTTAGTGTTGTTACGTTAGGAGAAGTGTTTTGAATAGTAAAGTTAAAGGTAAGCAAGTTATGACAAACGAAGATTTACAAGAATATTTAGATGGTGATTTTAAACAAGCAGTTTTAGCTTGGAACAATCGGGTAGGTAATGGTGTTACAGAAGAACATACGTGTGTTCAAGTTTTACAGAAAGTTATTAATCAGAATAAACGTCTTATTGAAGAACAAATTGAATGCTTAGTTGCTTATCAAAACAACGACAACAAAGAACGTTTAGATGGGTTAATTGATGTTTATTTTGTTAAAGTGATGGTTGATGCTTATTATGAAGCTTTAGATAAATTTACTGATGAAGAGGTTACAGAAGCAAGTTTATCTTTTAGTGAAGATGATTTATTAACTTTGCAAGTTGCTCCACAATTATTAAGTCCAGCAATCGTAGCTGCTAGTGGAGTTAATTTATTCTCACCAAAAAGATTTTTCATTAACTCTGAATTAATCATTGCTAATAATGACCAAAAGTATACAGACAATTATGAAAAAATGTTAACATGGAAAGCTAATCTTAAAGAAGGTCAAGAAATTAAGGTTACTACGGTTGATGGGATTGATTGGTATTCTATTGTACGTCTAGCTGACGGTAAGGTCGAAAAGCCTTTTGATTTTGTACCTGTTAAATTAAACTTACATTAATAAGGAAATTAATATGACAAATAAAGTACCAACAGGGAATGATAAAGTCGGTCACGCTTATATTTACGTGTCTGAACATGATTTACAAGATGAGGATATTCAAGCATGTATTGAGTTATTAGGTTTAGAAGAAGTCTTATATCAAATTGGATTTGACAAAGATCATTGGTTCAATGAAACAGATTCGTTCTATGAAGTAATGGAATGTAAACATAAGACTCGTTCAGGGAAAGTTGTAGAAGGTAAGCGTTACAGTGGTTGTGAGCGCACGGATGTTGAGTGGTTGAACAGTGGGTTGGCTAGTGAAGAAGCTAAGATGTTGAGTCGTAAAGATCGAAGTTATTTGAGTGAAATTCGAAACCTCAGTAAACGTAGTCGTTAATATTAGAAAGGAAGTATAAGTGAAAGTTGTTAAACGTAATGGTAAGTTAGAAGAATACAATTGTAAAAAGATTAAGAAAGCGGTAGCCTTTGCTTGTGAAGGCTTAGATGTGAACCCTTTGAAGTTAGAAGCTAAGTTTGATGAGTTTCTTTTTGATGGGGTGTCTACAGATAGCATTCAAAACAACTTAGTTAATCATGCTAAAAATCTTGCTACCCCTGTTGACGACAAGTGGGTGTTTGTTGCAGGAAGATTAGCAATGATGAATTTGTGGAATCAAACTAAAGCTTATGAAACACCTTTCCTAACTTTTGTTAAAAAAATGATCTCAGAAGGTGTATATAAAAATGAAGGATTGTTGAAATATTCTGATGAAGAAATTGAAGAGTTATCTAAGGTTATTGATAAAAATTACGATTTGAAGCACTCCATATCTTCGTACACAACTTTTAAAGATAAGTACCTAGTTAATGGTGAGGTTATCCAGTATGTGAACATGGTAGATGCAATGATTTACGCCTCAGTTGAACCAAAACACAAGCGTCTAAGCTATGTTAAGAATTGGTATCTATTATTTGCTGAGCGCAAACTCTCTAAAGCTACACCACATTGGACAGGATTACGTTTTGGAGGTAATACTGGAAGTTGCTTTGTTCTTGAAGTTGGTGACAGTTTAGAAAGCATTATGAACAATGCCCTACGAACAGCTAAGATTTCAAAAGACGGTGGTGGTGTTGGTACATATTGGGGTAGAGTTAGAGCGAAAGGTGATATGATAGGGGGCGAGTACGGTTTGTCTGGTGGTGTTCTACCAATGATGAAAATCTATAATGACTCAATCGTTGCATTTAATCAACGCGGCAAGAGGAAGGGTGCTCTAACTATTGCACTACCTTTCTGGCACAAGGATATCGAGGATTTCTTAGAATCTAAATCAGAGGTTGGGGACTTACGTACTAAGCTATTCGATACTCAACCTCAAGTGGTTATTCCTGACTTGTTTATGAAGATGAAGGAAGAAGATAAGACACAGATTTGGTACACATTCTCACCACATGAAGTTGAAGTTAAACTTGGTTTTAACTTAAATGATTTTCATGGAGAGCGGTTTGAAACCTTATATTGGAAATGTGTTGAAGCTTATAAGAGCGGGGATATTAAGGTTGTTGGAGAAATTCGTGTAATTGATCTTTGGAAACACCTACTATCGCAAGTGATTGAGAAAGGAACACCTTATGTTGTGTTTGGTGATTACCTACAAGACATGAACCCTAATAAGCATGTTGGTAAAATCCACAGTCTAAACCTTTGCGTGGAATCAAGTAGCAACTTTAAAGCTGACGAATTTGCGCATACATGTAGCTTACTTTCTATTGTTGTTGGTCGTATGGAGAGTAAAGAGGAAATTATTGAAACAGCTAGACAAGCTACTCGAATCTTAGCCAATACATTAAGTTTAACCAACTCTCCTGTAGATATTAGTAAAACTCATGTTGATAAGTACCGAACAATTGGTGTTGGTATTCAAGGTCTAGTTGATTACTTAGCTAAAAACTTCTCTTACTATAACGATCATATTACTGTAAGAGAGGTAGCTGAGTTAATACAATGGGGTTGTGTTCTTGAGAGCATGGAAATGGCTAAAGAGTTTTCACCATATCCTATGTTTAAAGGAAGTCGTTGGTCTACAGGAGAACAATTTGACAGTTATATTGAAAACTCTGTAAGTGATTTAACTGATTGGGAGTGGTTGAAAGCTCAGGTAATGGAGCATGGTGTGTATTGTTCACAACATACGTCTCCTGCACCTAATACATCTACTTCAATAGCTATGGACGCACAAGCAGGTGTAATGCCTCCTTATGCTGAGTTCTTCTTTGAGGACAATAAGAATGGTAAACTTCCTGTAACTTCAATGTATTTGAAAGACAATCCGTTGATTTACTCTAAGCCTATTGGAGCGTATAATCAGTCGCAGTTGACTAAAATGGTGGGAAATTTACAATTGTTCGTAGACACATCAATTAGTGCAGAATACGCTATTGATAAAAACTATCATAACATCACTGTTAAAGATGTGAGTGATATTTACGATAATGCTTGGAAGAATAAGACGAAAGCTGTTTACTATTTACGAACAATTAAGAAAGGTGAGTCCGTTGTAGATAAATCTGATGTTTGTGTTAGTTGCAGCGGTTAATTTGAAAATGGGAGACTTTCGTAGTCTCCTTTATTTAAGGAG